ATGACTTGTGTTGAACCACTGCCATCACCTGCTGTGTCGTTGTAGAAGCAGTTACCACCTAATGGGTTTACTGCTGCTGAGTTTGAAGCGTTCTTGTTTAGTGTTATCCACACGTCAAGACCATACATTTCTCTAGTTCCAGACCCAGGTGTTACGTTAGCACCATCTGAGAAAGAACCATTGAATGCAAACCACTCAACTTCTCTTGCTACTTTTTCCATTGCTTTTTCCATTTGGAAAGCAAATTCATCTGCCACTGGGCTACCACCAAAGAAAGCCAATTTGTCTGCAGCTGTTGTTGTTCCATCTCCATCGGAGGTATTTACAATGTTAGCTGACAAATCAAATGGATTTTGATTAGCAGTAGATGCCAAAGCGGTATATGTCATTTGTACACCCTTGTGAAAGATTTGTGTTACATAGGTATATGCAGCCCTGTCTCTTCCAAGAAATTCTGTAGGTGTAGAACCTTCTTGTCCTTTAGTTGGTTCGGTAGAAATTTTTGCATTGTCTTCTACTTGGACTTGCCAATATGTAGAGCTAATGCTTTTTCCACCATTTAATCCACCAACTGCGGATAGTAAAGGTGTTCTTTGACCACCAACTTTAAACAATTCACCAGCGAAGTTATTAATATTTTGAGCATATAACGTATTATTAGTTAACGATATTTCTGCCATTTTTATCTTCTCCTATAAATTATTTTTTGTCTTCCTTAAGAGTATCTAACATACGCAATTTAGCGTTGATAGAATCTCTTGTGCTTGTGTTGGAATCATTAATGAAGTTGTTGAACTCTTGTGATATATCAACAGGTTCAGCGTTTATACCAAGTTTATTAAGCTGTTCAACTCTTCCTTGAGCTTCAGTAACATTATCTGCAACTTTATTTTCAACGACAGGTTCAGCATTAATAGCATCACCGAACTCGTTGTTGACAAAATCTTTGATGTCAGTTACATTCATTTCTCCATCGTAAAGTTTTGTTACAGCTTTTCCAATGCCTTTGTCAGCTTCTAAACCTAATGACTCTAATGCAGTATTCATGGCTTGAGCCTTGAATGCTTTGTTCTCAGCTTTGAGTTTTTTAAACTCATCTCTAAGTTGCTTTATATTGTCGTTAGATTCTACAGCTTCCTCAATTGCATCTTCTGTAGCTTGGTCTAATTTATTTTCTTCCATTATTTTCTCCATTTTCTCTAGCATATAAATAATCCCATATACATAATCGCTAGGTAATTAAAGGGATTTCACAAGGATTTACGAATGTCAAACGACACACCTTGGCTGTGTCATCGCGTTTGCAGCCCTATATTTTGTGTGCCGAATCCTGCCAGGCACTACATCTAGTATAGCAGGTTTATTGCTCTGTCAAGCCTGTTACTTGACCTTCTCTATTTTGTCTTGCACCTGTTGCTGCTGCACTAACTGACTCTGCTTGTGCTGATAAAGAACCTACTTGGTCCATAAAATCTGTGTCAGGAGCTGCTCCAAACTCTGCAAATTCTAATGCTGAATATGTTTCATCAGGTCTATTAAATCTTCTAGCTAATCTTGATGCTGTAATAGCTCTAGCTGCAGCTGTTTCAAACTCTCCAGCTGCTCTTTGTGCAGTTATACCACTACCTATCAATCTTTGAACTGAATCAAAATCTATATCTTCTCCAGTAACTCTTTCAAATGTTGCACTGATTTGTGCTACATTTAATCTTCTATTTAATATTTGTGCATTTACTTCAGGGTCAATAGCTAAAGCAACTAGTGTTGATGCTTTAGGTTCTACAAACTCACCAAGTTCATTCGAATAATATTCTTGATATTGTCCTAAAATTTGTGATTTTTGCTCCTCAGGAACAGCATCTATTGTTTGTTGTACTGCACTTAATCTCTGTCTCATCTCATCTGGTGAAACATTATTAGCTAAAAGTTTTGGAAATACTGTATCAATATTTTCTTTTGCATAACCACCTAAATTAAATTCATTAAAATGTACAATTACAGCTTCTTTATTTTGTAAATATTGTGCTTCTGTCATTCTTAAAGAACCATCAGTTCTTTGAATACCTTCAAACATTTCGTTATATTCAGGAGCTGAACGCATTGCAGCTAAAGCAAAAGTTTCTTTCCCAGACTTAATATATCCATCTACATATGCTTTAATTAATTTTTCACCTCTCTGAGGGTCAAGTTTTGTTATGTATGGTAATAAAACTTTTGCTTGTTCAACTGTAAAATTAGCTGAAAATGTTTCTGATAAAGGTTTGTCTGCTGCTGCAGAAGTATTACCTTTAAAATTTTGTCCACCAGCTGTATAAGATTCTGCTTCTGCTTTTGCATAATTAGTTGTATAATTATTTGCTTCTAATTTTTCTATTAAAGCTGTATTACTTGTATCAATTGTATATCCTGTAAGAAAGTCACTTCTATAATAAGTTACTGTTGCCACTATATACTCCTAACTACTGGACCACCTAATGATTTATTCATAAGGTCTGCTACGCTATATCCAAAAAACTCATTACCTGTATCATAAGCGTTTTGTCTAAAATTAATAGCTGATGTATTGTAATCGTTTTGAAACTGTGATAAAAAGAAATCAGATTCTTCATCTGGTGCTTCACCATAAATTGAAGCATAAAGTTTGATGTAAGGTGCTGCTACTTTATTGTAGTTCAATCCTTTACCTGCAAATCTTTCAAAGTATGGATTGTTGTCAAATAAATTTTGATAATATGCATTTGCACTTTCTTCTCCCTCAGTAGCAAACAACATAGCACCTTTTCTTTTATCTGCTTCTGATAAACTATTAAATGCACCTGCACCTAGATATGAAATACCTTTTGCATTATTTTTATTATTGTAAATAAAATCAGATAAATCTAATCCAGAACTATCTGAAGTCAACTTTGTTTGCTGTGATTTAAACAAATTGTAATATGGACTGTCAACAGCCACTTCATATCCATCAATGTTTTCTACATATCCTAAAAATTTAGGTAGTAGTGCAACAGAAATTTGTCCTTCTACAGCTCTCTGCAATAGCTGCTCATATAGTTCTGGATTGTCTTTTTTGTAGTTGCTTGGATTAATACCTAATCTTACAAAAGCTCCGTCAAGTTGTGTTGCTCTTGTTTCACGTAAAGCTAATAACTTTTGGTTAGGCTTTCCGTTTATTGTGTAACCTTCAGTTCCTAATGCATTTAAATATTGTATTGTTTCTGTTGTATAAGGTGCTTGTATCTCTAATAATCTTGGGTCATCTTCTGATATTGGTGTTCCATTTATAATAAAATCAAAAAGTAATTCCATACCTGGATAATCAGTATTACCATCTGCATCAACTACTGCATCAAAAAACCAAGGAGCTACATCTTCATAAAGTAATATTCTGTCATCAAATGTTTCTCCTGGACTCCAATTATCAAGGTTTGCATACTTATTAGATATATCACCTAACATAAGAACATCTTCACCTAAAAGTATTCCAGGTGGTGTTGTAACTGCTCGTGGTCCTACTCTTTTGTTTCCAGAGATAGTATCGCCAAAACCATAAGGATTATATTTTTTTCCAGCATTGTATGCTAGATAAGAAGTTCCTTGTGGTTCATCAAGTGTTGAAGATATATCCCAAAGAAAATAATAGAAGTCTCCATCGTAATAAACTTCTTCAGGTGTAGGTTTATTTGAATATGAAAATACACCAGCACTTGCTGTATTTACCTCTGTATTATCAGTCTTTGTAAAATCTTTCATATTATCTACAGTAGGTTCTTCATTATGTCCAGGTTCGTGTGGCATTATCTCCTCATAGCTTCTAATATTGCATCACTTAATATACCTTTAAGTTTAATCGATGCTTTCCAAGCTCGTTGTTTCTTTCTAAGTTCAGCTGCTGTAAATACTAATCTTTTATCACTAGGTAAAACTTTGCCATCTACAAGTGGTAAACCTGTACCAGGTTGTCTATCTGGAGTGTAAAGTCTATCTGGGTCAACAGCATCTGATGGTATATTCATATCATCAATTTTTTCATAAGTATATTGTTTTGCATAATCAATGAATTGTGGTGTTCTTGGATTAGTAACAAAACTATTCCAAGTAGACCAGTTATTATATCCATTTGCACTTTGCAAAACAATCAAATATGCTTTTGCTGCTAACGAAGGATTGGTTGATATTAATTCACTTAATTTTGGTCCATCAATATTTTGAAATTCTGGAACAAATTTATTATTTACAACTGTTACATCTACATCACTTGTATCTTTACCCCAAGTTTGTTCATAGATTTGAGCAGGTGAATATGATTTTTCATCTCCTATAGCTTTACCCATACCTGGTCCATCTAAATCTACTTGATTACCTTTTCTCCATTCAGCAGCAGAAATAGCAATCATATTGTGTAAAACTTGTAAATCTTCTGATGGGTCTAAATCTAATGGCATACCTGCTTCTTTTAATTCTTCTGCAGCAGCTACTATTTCATTTATCCAATCTATCCATGAAATTTGTTCTCCATCCATTATCGACCTGCACTAAATGCAGCAACAAGTCTTGCTGTTCCTTCTTTTCTAGCTTGGTCAACTTGGTTTGATTCTATTAGTTCACCATACGTAGAAAGTATGTATTTATTAAGTTCATATTCAAATGCATTACTTACATCCTCAGAACTCATGACTGATTGTATTTCATATTGTTTATCAGGCAAATTAAATTTCTTTCTTCTTAAAGCATCTTCCTGAGCCATTCTTAATTGATTAGCATTAAGTCTATATGAATCACGAGCTTCTTGGTTTAGTTCTTTTATCTTATTGTTTGCCCAATCTTGTATTGCATATACAGATAAATCAGTATTAGGAAGTCCAACAGATGTAATTGCATTTTCTATTTGTTGATTAAGAAGTCCTGGTTTTGGAATATAAACTATATCAGGTCCTGTAAATATAGGATTTGTATCTGTAAATTTGATACTATCTAAACTATCTAAATAAAAATCTCTTATAAATCCTAAGAAAACTGCATTGTTTCCACCTGATGCAACCGCAATATCTTCTAAATCATTTGTATCTATTCCAAATTCTGTTTTTGGATTCATATAATAAAATGATTGTGAAACAGCAGTTTGCGTTGCTTCATCATATCTACCCTCTGCAAAACTATTTGGTTCTAAAAATCCTGCTTGTACTAATGCTATTTGAAAATCAATAACTCTCTCAGGTGGTAAATTTTCTAAAAATCCAACTTCTAAACCTTGATTATATAATGGTGTAAGATTTTGATTATTTGCTGAATCTCTGTATGTTTCTAAAGCAAATGGGTCATTCGATAACCCATAATATCCTAAATCACTTCCCTGTGTAAAACCTAATTCGTATTCATAAGCACCTGTCAAAAGTTCTTCATTATTTGCAATTTGGTCTATTTCAGCAAAAGCATTCATTAATTTATTTACATTGCCATCTTCTGTATATTGTTTGTAAGCTGCATCTCTAAGCTCTTGTGGAGATGGTTTTTCTTCTGCTTTTACTCTAGCTCTTGATGTTTCTGCAACTCTTTGAGTAATGTTAGAATATGATACTTGAGATTCTTCAACACTATCTCCAGCAATAAGACCAGCAGCTTCTCTTTGTGCATCTATTTCATCAGGAGTTCTTTCTTCTAATGCACCATCTGCAACACCTTGTTTAAAGTTATTTACACCTTCAGCTAATCCTTGACCCATAACATAGCCAAAGTATGCTTCTCCTGTCATTCCAAGCATTTCAGGATTACCAAACTCTTCAAATATTTCGTCTGCTAATTCATCTGGTAAACTATCAAAAAAATCTGCAATCTTCTGACCAAGCAAAGAACCAATAAAAGATTCAGGACTTTGTCCTAAATATGCAGGGTCTACAGAAGTAAATCCAGATGCTTTGGTTTCTGACCAAGCTCTTCCTAATCTATAAAAAAGACTTTTTTTCTTTTTATTCATTAATACTCCATAGGTGTAAATACATCAGTAAACTCTTCCTCTACTTCAAACCTTAGTATATCATCATAAACATAGTAGAAATCTGGAAACTGTGAAAATAGTTCTTGTGCTTTTCTTCTTAATACTTCTCTAAAATATGTATATTCTTGTCTTTTAAGAGTTGCTCTAGGTCCATCTCTTCTTTGTATTTGTGCAAGAATACTATCTCTTATCTCTAAATATTGAACTAAACCTTGCATTGATGGTAACTCTTTGAGAGCTAATGATTCTCCATTAGGAAGTGTTACTGCTCTTTCGCCTTCTCTTTCAATCATATCAATAAGTTGTAGTCTTTTTGATTCAGCATCAATAGCTTTTGCAGTTGTAGATGTTTGTCCATAACCTGGATATTCTTGACGAAGTGCCATTCTATAATCTGTAAGTATTTCGTACTTTCTTTCAGGAGTTAAATTATTGTGCGCTCCTGATTCAAATAACAATCTTCTTTGATATTCATAAGCTAATCTACCTTGTGCTTGTCTTACAGCTGTAACATATTCATCTTCAGATAAATCTACTCTATCTCTATCTGCAAATGAATCAGCCCACGCTACAAAACTAAACTCATCAAGTGGATTATCAGGAAATAAATAATATCCAACATCTGGATATATCTTTAATATTTCTTCATTATCTCTTGCAAACTTTACACCTTCATCTGTATAACTTCTTTTTTTAATTTCTTTTGATTTAGAAACTAACAATGCTGTTGGGTCTAATCCAAACTGATTAACAAATTCTTTTGTAGCAAGAACTTGGTCTCCTCCATATTTTGAAAGTATTCTGTAATATGCATCTGTAAGTATTGACATTCCATAAAAATGATGTTTAGGGTCATCGCCTTTTGTTTGTAAAGGGTCTACGAATAATTGTCCTCCTGGTGCAACTTCAATATCATATCTAATAACTGCACCTGTAGGAGCAGCGAACTGTATAAAAGTTCTTGCTGCAGTCAAAAACATAGCTGTCTTTTTAGCTTCTTCTAACATTCTTGCTTGTTTAGCTGGTGTAGAATCATCATATAATCCTGTAGTAACAAACATTTTAATTACATCTTTGTAGGTATTTGCAAATCCTCTTTGCATATCAGGGTCTGATGCACCCATTGACATTGCTTTTTTTGCCCAAGAAGGTATAAGTGCATTTGCATATGTAGCTGGACTTAATGCACTTTTTGTTTCTCTTCCATATGGAAAGAATACTTTATCTATCAATTCTGTTTCAGGTAATATTTTTGATGCAGGTATGCCAACTAAAGGTCCAAGACCAGGAGCAGGATTACCTACAATCATATTCAAAGAAGATACATAACCTTTTAGATTTATTCTTGCATCTGGTGCAGCAAGTTCTTCTCCTGTTACAGGGTTTTTTATTGTCCTTGAATCTCTATTACCCTCAAACATCCAATTTGTTAAAAACTCAGAACCAGGAAAGAAAAACATTTCTTCTCCTGTCATAGCATCTGTATGAAAGAATCCTTCGTCATCATTATTCAAATCAGCTTTTCTTGCACCATCAATACCCCTTGTAATTTTTCTTGTTGCAAGGAATTTTTTTTGATTTAATAATCTTGACCAAGTACCCATTATTTCTATATACACTTCTGCGAATGGAAATGCTAAACGTAACATATCAGAAACAACGTGTCTTCTGTTTAAGTCATAAAGAAGTGATTGTGTTTCTGCTAATGCATATGCTTTTGCTGTATCATCTAAAGCATCTAAGTCAGCTAACCTAAGAAGTTTACCTTCATCTGCTGATACCTTACCTGTTGTATCAAGTGATTTTATAAATTTCTTTGGTAAGTTAGAAGCCTTTGCTTGTTGTTTAATCTGTTGTCTAAGTCCATCATCAAAATAAGCAATGTTAGTTTCTATAAACCTCCAATAGAATTGTCTAAATGCAGGAGAACGTGAAAGTCTATTTGTAGGTGCTGACATAACAATACTAAATAATCTTTCTACAGCAGCATCATAAGAACTAACTCTATCTGCATCCATATCAAAAACAGATTTTTTCATAACATGTGCTTGTGTATAAGGGTCTTTTTTAGCAAGCCATTTTGTATATGCTTTTTTATTTGCAATACTAGCTTTTCTTCCTATGGCAACAGTTTTACCATCAATATCTACAAGTATTGCTTTATCATCTATAGCATTTCTACCTCTAGATATATGCTCTAATAATTCTGCATCTCCAGTTTCAATAAGTTCAAATTCTATTTCTGATTGTGGAGACTTTCTGACTCTTGTCATACCTTCCATATCTTCAAAAACTACACGTGTACCATCTGGTTTTACTTCTGTAACTCTATACTTTCCACCTGTTTTATAATGAACTCTAGCTGCTACGGAGTCAATATAATCATCAGCCCATTTTCTATCATTTAATATTTTTATTTTTTGATATTTTCCTGCCTCATCAGAACCATAAGCTAGAGCTGTTCTCCAACTACTTAAGTCTCCATCTTCATTCCAAAATCTATCTTTTATATTTTGTAGCCCAGATTTTATATCATCAACACTACCTTTGAGTGTTGCTATTTCTGCAGCAATAGGGTCATCTACTAATTGAAATATTTCTGAAGTTGCAGCTCCGTGATATCCCTCTTTACCTTTTTCAACTCTTTTAAAAGCAAAAGTTCTTTTTAGTTTATCTCCATCTAAAATACCATTATGTGACATAGACATACTTGATTTGTGATAAATACTATCACCTAACAATTCATTATCTCGTATGCTAAACATACCTCTTTGAATTGTTCTATCTATATCAAGGTCTTCATATCCTCTTACTCTTCTTAAAACAGATTGTCTATCTTTACCTAATATCCAAGCAAATGCTGACAATGGGTGTGTAAATACATTATCTAAATCTGCAGCCCACATTCTAATTTGTTCTTCACCAACAACTCTGGCTGTCCATGCTCCTCTAATAAGTATGAATGGTTTCCAAGCTCTATTCATATAGTTATCTCCTAGCTTAGATAACCAACCTTGAACTAATGCATTAGCATCTGTGTCATCTGCAGATAAATCGAATCTTTTTCTTGCAGTTTTAACAGTCATCTTCAACCAATCTGTTATACCTTTTTGGTCATTTGTTTGCAATTCAAATAATTCAGCAACTGGTTTTGCTAACATTTCTTCAAATTCAGAAACTTCAAACTCTCTTCCATCTTCTAAGTCAACAGTTTTTCTTGCAGAAGTTACTCTTGGTCTTTTAGAACTAGGAATTATTCTTGTCCAAAACTCTCTTGCTGGTGAAAACACTCTTAAAAATAATCTTGCATCTGGTAAAGGTAATGAACCTGATGCTAAATACTCTGAAATTAAATGTGCCGTAGGTCTTCCAACAACTGATTCTAATTCACCAAAATTAGCACGTTTCATTAAAGTATTTGTAGCTGTTGTCAATACATCATCTTCTGTTGTTATGTCAGAAAAATAATTAAGTATTTGGTTTGGAGATACTTTTGCATTTTTAAATACTTTAAATCCTGCTTTAGTATCAAAAGCATCTTGTGTTTTTGTAAATAAAGTTTTTAGTACAGGAGTTATTTTTGATGCATCTCCTGTTCTAGGTCCAATAATATTTACAGTTGGATATTTTTTAATTAATTCATGTATTTCTTGAACAAATTTATTATCTATTTTTTGTGCGGTATCAACTATTACTAATGGTCTGTTACCTTGATATACACCTTGCTCAGGTATTTTAGCTTGTGACCACTTACCTTTTCTTGCATAGTTTATTGCACCAGTAGTTCCTTTACCTGCTGGATTAGTAACAGAATCTATTATTGCAATAGTAATATCTGCATCATCAATATTCTTTTGACTTCTTGCAACAAAATATTTATTAGCTGGCATCTTGTCATTTATATTTTCAGAAGTTAATCTATTTCTTTCTCGTTGTAATGCCTCTAATTTTTTTACAGCAGAGTCATCATTTATGTCATTAAGACGTGCTTGTAATTGTGTTTCGTGTTTTGCAAGAGCTTGTTTTTCAGTATTAATTCTTTTTTGTAAGTTTTTATATGCTCTTTGATAACCAGGCATATCAAAACTATCATATTGCAATATTTTATTTGGACCTTCTTCTACTAAGTTTGTTGCATATCTAAGTATTGCTGCTTTAGATTCTAGCTCTAATCTTGCACCAATAGATAATTCAGGAGCATCTCCATTTTTTATTCTTACATCATCGGCATCTAATGCTTTCCTTGCAATATAACCAGCTTGTAATTTATTTTGTATTTTTAAATCATCTCTTACTGGAGATAACTCTAATTCTTTATATGCTTTTTCTAACCCTTTTATTCTTGCTTTGTCTTCAGCAACTCTTTGTTTTAATCTATTGTATGTTGTAGTTAAAGCTCCAACTCTTTTATTTTTAAATACTGCTTCACTTTCAGTTCTTTTTATTGTTTCATCAATAAATCCAACTTGTCTTGCTGCATCATCTGTTAATCCATAATCTATTAGTTCTGCTTCGTGAAGCCCATAACTACCTGTTTTAGTTTGTGCAGAGTCTCCAAAACCAGGAGTTCCTGTACCTCCTGTTTCTATATCAAGTTCTTTTGCAACCCTTAATGCTTGTATTTCTGTACCTCTACCACCATTTGATATAACTTTTGCAGGTAAGATTTCTGCCTCTGCTAAATCTGTTGGTACTCTTTGTGCTGAATCAACTTTAGATAAAAAGTCATCTTTTATATCTTGTATAGTTCTTAATCTTCCAGACTTTTTAAAATTAGAGTTACTTATTATTTCATCAATAATATCTAAGGTTTGTTCCATGTTAAAAGAAACATTATCTAAATTATTTCTACCTTTATCTAATATGTCAATTTTTTGTAAGTTCCACGCTTCTTCGCCATATGCACTATAAAAATATTTATTAGCTTCATCTACACTAGCGACTAATTTACCAACTTGATTTACCACACCTCTTGGAATATTTACAGCTTCAAATTTATCCATGATGTGTCTAAGAACACCACCTTCACCTCCGTATATATCTAACATCATATTTAATTTTTGGAGTGATGCAGGACCTCCTTCAAGAGCTTGTATTACTTCGTCATCCATAGCGTCAACTATTCTATCTAATGCTTTTGTTGCAATATCATCATCAACTTTTGCAAACTTCATAAAATCTTTTAGTTCAAAAAATGTTCTATTTAAATCATCTGTTTGTATTCTTGGTGCAGGAAAAACATTAAACAATCTTTCAAAAACACTATTTTTGCTGTTTAATTTCATTGCAGTTCTGAATCCAACTGCTGATGCTTTATCACCATATACAAATTTTGCTGCAGCTTTTGACAATGAACCATTAAATACTAATGATGTAGGGTCAAGTCTTTTCATAGCATCTGCAGTAGGGTCTTCAGCAGCATTAACAAGAATATTTTTTATTGCTTGTTTGTCTTTAGTATCTCTTAATCTCCTATAAAGTTTTGCTCCACCTGCTGTTCTTGCTATTGTTTTATCTGAAAGTGATTTACCTTGTCCACCTAATAATATTTGTACTTCATCGTATGTATCCGCTTGAGCAAACAAATCTGCAATATCATCACCAGCTTTTGTTTCAAAATAAAACTCTCTAGCTTTTGGTATCTTAACTGTTTTTCTAACAACACCATCAATAAGTCCACTTGCTTTTTTAGTTTCGGTAAGATTAAAAGATTTTTTCATTGCACCAGCTTTTGCTAATGCACCACCAGCATAAGTTGAAGGGTCAGTAAGTACTGTATAAACTCCATCAATAATTCCTGATAATAAATTAAATGATTTTGTTCCTGGTTCAAATACTTCAACAGCAGCTACACGACCAGGAGATAATTTAACAGTACCTTTTCTACCTCTATAAGTACCTGCATGACCTTCTCTTGTATTCATTTCTAATTGTGTAATTGGTTTACCATAATATTCTTGTATGATTTGTTTTACTTCATCAGGATTTGCACCTCTACCAACTAACTCTTTATATACTTCTGTATTCTCTGCAACTGTTGAATTACCAAAATATCCTTCACCTAAGTTTACTTTTCTTCCTTGACGTAATTCTTGAAAGGCTCTAGTAGCAACTGTAGGTCCTTGGTCTTTTAAAGATTGTACAAACTCATTTCTACCATTAGGGTCAAGTAATGGTACTAATGTGCCTATACCTGTAAAAGCAAGTAATGGATTCATTTTTCTTGCAGCGTAATATTTCATACCTGCTTGTCCATATTTTTTAACAAACTGTGATGCAGACTCCATTCCAACTACTGCACCTCTAATAGCACCTCTTCCTGCAGCTTTTACACCCTCCCACCATGATGTTTCTTTTTCTAGAAATCTTTCTACAATACTTGTAAATTCTGGTGAGTCTTTTGTTAATCCCATTAATGCACCTGCAACTTGTACATCTTTTGGTAAGAAACCATAAGTCTTAGATATCTCAGACATGTTATAAGGTATTGATGGATTGTTAGCAAAGAAATTATCTATCTGTTGTGCTTGTCCTAGTAATTCTTCTTTGTATATATCATCCTGGTCTTCTTGCCAGGGAGCTACCCAGTTCCACCTGAAAGCGGTCATATCTGAAATCGTTCAGATTCAGATTGTGCTGTCCCATCATTCATTAATGCTATTATTTCTTTACTCTGTAACACATTTGCCATTCTTCTTAATACCATGTCCGCATCATAAATAGGTTGCCCTGAAGCTGCCTTATATTGACTTGTTGATACATCTTCACCAGGTAAGTTTGTAGGAGTATCAAAAATAGATTTACCTGGTTGCATAAATTTTCTAACTCTATTCATTCTTGGATTGCCTTGTGTTTCTTGTACTTCATCAACAAACATTTCAGCAGAGTTTTGTAGAGCATTTAACTCTTCTCCTTGTCCATAACTTTCTGATTCAAATTGTGCTTTATTTGTTGTAGGATTAAATCTGGTCATTTAAATCTCCATAATCAAAATCTTCTGGTACAACTAACAAATCTATTCTTCCTAAACTTGGAATAAAAGCTATTGTTATTGCATCAATAATGTAACTTGGTTTTTGTTGTTGACTAAAAAGTCCTTCATTAAAAGCATCAGAATACATTTCCCACATAGGTTGTTCATCTGCTGTATAGTTGTTTGCAATTATTTGTGCAAACTCAAAGTTTTCTGATTTATCCAACTGCTCCTCCTAACAATGCTGCAAGATTTGGTGGTCCTTGTTGTTGAACTTGTTGTGCTTGTTGTAACACAGCTTGTTCTTGTGGACTAGGTTCTTCACCACTAGCTGTAAAATATTTTTCTAAAATGTCTCCAATATCTTTTGGATTGTTATAGATTTCAACTACAGCCATCATTGCACCTTTATCTCCTTGTTGTGATTGTTGTAACAACATAGAAAATAATATTTCTTCAGTTTTTTGTTTAGTAATTCTTTCGTTTATTTGACTAAGATTTTCTAAACCATCCATTTCCTGTTGCATAGTTTCTTTGTCTATAATACCTGCCTGTAACAATTGCAACCCAGTAATAATTTTATTAGGTGCATCGAATGAAGCCATTGCACCATACTTTCTTTTTGTAACATAATTTTTATCAATATCAGTTGCAGGTGTGTAACTTTCTGAAAAAGATGCACCTTTGTACGTACCACTTATAGGTTTTCTTTTTTTACTAAATAAAGTTTCATCTAACTCTAATCTTTTTGAATCTACCTCTTGTAATGCATTTTCAAGTATTGTGTGGTATTCAGATACCATTGCTCCAACGCCTGCTTCAAGTTCCTCTAGTCCTCGACCTGTAACAAAAGAATTTGGTGATATTGCATCATCCTGTACAGGATAACCTGCGACAACTCTTAACTGTCTTTCTAATCTACCAACAGACTCAAATAATTGATATGGTAAATTATTGACAGGTTTAACAACTTGTGAACCAGGAGATAAATAATTTATAGAGTTTCTACCTTTTCTATATTGTCCTGACTCAAGTTCTCCAATAATGTTTGTTTCTGTAAATACTGCATCTTCCATAGCTATTACAGATAAAATATTTATTTTTGCCATAGATGCCATAAGTCCTATGACTTGGTCAAATTGACCTTGTAATTTATCAAAACTAAATCTTTTTGCAATAACAAATGCAGGACCTGATTTTAATGGATTAGGAACAAAGTCTACAATTTTTTTAGATGCAGGGTGAAGAATATAAGTTCCTTCAGCATTCATGTATTCTACAATTACTTCTCCACTTTCATTTGTATTTTCCCAACTACCATCATTTGTATATTGATTGTAAGAAATGTTATAGAACTGTTCTTGTGTTTCTTTATTGTCAGCTTCAAAATATGCTTTAAGTTCTGGATACATAGATATAAGATTTTTTACAGGAACTTTTTGTATTATGGCAAGTTCTTGTGGTTCTTGCATGTTTCCATAATATCCAGGAAAACAATCATAAGGATTGCGTAATTCTGCACAAGGATACATATTTCCATTTGCATCTGGTTTTGATGTAATTACCCAAACTGCAAATCCATATCCTGGTAGCCATCTAGCTACTTGTGGAAGTTGTAAATCTAATCTTTGCATTTTGTCAAATGCAGTAACAATTCTTTCTAATTTATCTTTTTTACTTTTATTTCTTTGACTATCTCTAGCATTTGTAATATGCACATCTAATGTTGGAACTTTGCCAATTTTTTGTGCAAGTCTATCTAAAGCAGATAGTAAAAGGTTTGGTGCTGGTAAAGTATAAGAATCCATACTATCCATACCTGCACCTAGTAAATCTCTTATACCATGCTCACCACCATTTAAAATATTTCTAAATCTACTTCTATCTAAAAGAGAGTCGTCATGCATCTTTTTAAGATAAACTGCTCTGTCTATAATCTGGTCAGGTGTCACATTAACTCCATGGTATGTCATTTAAGTCTAACATATTGTAACCCTCATAACTAG